ATAATAATTTTTTTTTAAAACATAAAGTTTATTATTATAAGTATTAATACTTGGATTAAAATATTCTGTATTTTCGGTCCAATCAGGAAATGAACTCAAATCTATTTTCCATCTTCTAAATTTAATATTTCTCCAATCATAATATGTTGCTAAATTTAAATTTGTATCTTTTCTATAATAAATTTTTCCTGGTCTTGTAGTAATACCATCTTCGCATAGATTATCATTTATATTATAATAAATTATATCTTCTGGAAATGCTTCTGAAAAAACCGAATTTAAAACTTCATGATTTGAAATTGCTCTAATTAATAAATTTTCTGTTAAACCAGAATAAATTTCTGTTGTTTCTTGCAGTTGATACCAAGTTTGAAAAGGCATTCGATAAAATGTACCATCTGATAATCCTGAATTTGAAATTAAAGTTATTAAATCATCATAAGTTATATTAATAGCATCATTGAAAGGAAATTTTGTATTATTAATCCATGTTTCATTTGAATTTTTAATTTCTAAATCATTTGAATTAATAAAAACATTATTTGTATTACCACTAGCAACATTTATATTTGAACTATTAATAGCTGCGCCGTTTCCATAAAGTGTGTTTGAATCTCCTTGAACAATAAAATTTGTTCCATTGATAATATTCTTTTCACCTGATATAATTCCATTAGCACTTAAAGGATATATATTGGCTGGATTATCATAAATAAAAGGGCGAGAAGTATTTCTTTGTAATCTTCTTGTTTTTAATAATTCTATAACATTGTTAATTTTTTTTGCCATTTTATATTTAACTATTTTTTGTTGTTGATATTTGTATTTTCCAATTATTTGGATCTTCTACAAAATAAGATGGATAATCAGTTAATTGAATCAATTCTACTTTACATGATTTATTTAAATTCCAATCAGATATTTTATTTAAGATATATATATTATTATCTATCATTATTTTTTTTCTAAAATCTAAATTTGATATATCATTTAAATTTAACCAAACTGTATATTTAACTATTTTTGAATTTGGATTAATATATGTTAAGAGTTTATTTTTCCAATATTTTGTATAGATATTATTATTTGTATTATTCGCTGTTAAATAATAATTATTTACTCCATAATTTAAATCATCTGTATCATTTAAATATGGATTTAATAAAGGTCCAGCATATGGTTGATAATCTTTAAATTCGAAATCAGATATTGATCTTATTGTCCAGTTTGCAAGAACAGAAGCACCAATAGGATTTTCTATATAACTTATAGTATAGTATAGGTTGAATAATGGATCAGGATCATATTTAATAACATTTCCAAACATTAAAACATCTTGATTATCATTATTAATAAATAATATTTGTTGACCTGGATCAAAACTTGTTTGGGTAAACATAGTGCAGTAACCAGATCCTAAACTTATAACTACATTGTGAGAACCATGATCTAAATCATCGGTATATCCATATTCTTCTTCATAATTTCCAAAAACAAGCAAAGTATTACCAGTATTTGGATTAGTAATCTTATTTCTAAACCATAATCTTTTATTAAAAGTTTCTTCCGAAGGAATATTTATATATTCTGGTCTCGAATCAACGTTATAAATTTGAGGAACTATCCATTTTGTTGTTCCAAAATAGTTCATTGCTGTTGGAGAAAAAGAATTCATTATCTCTTTTGTATCAGTATTTAAATACGGATTCTGAATTCGTTGATTTCCCCATACTTTTTGATATTGATCTGAGTATTTTTTTAGGTTTGTATCGTTGGTATCATCTTGATAATGCATATAAACTCTTTGATATAGCAAATCTGGTATAGTTTCTATCTCAATATCTCCAGAATCATCTATTTTATTTATGGTATTACCAGAAGAATCCGTTCCACGCCATAAAATATAATCATTTTTATTATCATAATTGAAGAAATCGTTCCAAGGTTCTATTAAAATATCCTTTGTTCCTTGTACAGGTTGTGCGATCAAACAAAATGTATTCATTATATCCTTAATAAAATCTATTTGCCCTGTATTTGGAGGTAAACAAACATCTAAATTTACAGTTTGACCCAATACAAAGTAGTTTCTAGGTATGTATTCGTTAAAAAAGAATGATTTATTTGCCTGCATTATCATCCAAAATTGAGATCTTATTGAACTATTTCCAGTTATATTCGTTGCATTTTGTATTCCTACTCTAACTACTATCTTATCACCTTTATATAATTCTTGTTTTTCAATTATATTTTGAACTGTTCCATATATTTTTTCTGTTCCTGATGTTAATAAATCCCCAGGTACCGATATTTCAGTGATATTATCAGTACTTAAATCTTTATAAGTACCATTTTTTAATAAAACTTTAATATCAGTTATAATATTTATCTTTCCATCTACTAAATGATCACCTGTATCATATAATGTTTGGTTTAAGGTCCAGGCTTCAAAATATAAACTAAAATCATAAACTATTCCTATATTATATGTTCCTGTTTCAGATATTGTCCATTGAGGATATGCATATGTTACGTTCTCTCCTTTATAATAATCTTTTCCAGGAATTGCGCTTGTTCCTCCAGTTAAATCAAAATTTATATATTCATAATTACATGTTGGTTGTTCATCTTGTCCTCCTGTCCAATCATGTCCAGGATTAATAAAATGATCTGCTCTTGTGGAATATAAAGAATGATGATCTACGCCACTCCATTTATTTGTTTTTGGTCCTGTTCCATCAAAATTTTCTGATAATCCAAGTTGAAACTCAATGGGATAATGCCCGTTGATATCTTTAATATAATTATTTGAAAGATCAAATGTACATGGTATAACCAAACTTTTAAAAATATTAGAATTAAGAAAATTACTTTGATAATTATAACTTGTTTTTTCCCATATTTTATCCCAAATTTCTTTAACATAAATATTTGGGCGAATATTTTGAATCAATGTTTTATTTGTTTCTACTAGATTTATCGAACTTGGTCCATCTAAATCAATAAAACTATAATAAAATCCACAGGAATTATTATAAAAATTAGTTAATCCAGATGAATTATTACCATCTAATGTTATATAATCATCAACAGTATTATGAGAAGCTAAAATATTATTCTGATTAAAAATATGATCATATTCAGAAAAATCTAAATCGTAAGTTTGTTCTCCATTTTCATCAAAATCATTTCCTGTTAATTTTTTATCTCCAATCTCATCCGCAAAACTTCTTAATTCACCAGTAAAAAAACATTGTATAGTTGATAATATTCCATTACTTTTTGTTGAGCCTTGCGGAATTAATTGCCCGTATAAAAATGGAAAATCTTTAACAGCTAATCCAGCAGGAATAATTTTATTGAAAAAATTATTATTATTTAATTCTATTGTATTAGAAGCATCAAACCAATAACTTACATCATTGATTGGAGATAATTGTTGAAGATTATTACCATCAGCAAGTATATCAAAATTAAAACTATATGTTCCACCTTTGGTTGATATATCTGTAAGCGTTTGAAAATTCATTGAAAAAAAATCAGAATTAACAAGATCTAAATATTTTTTTTCAGTACCAATTTTATTAATAATAATATTTGTTATAGATCCATTAAATCTTGATGATACGGAAATCTGTAAAGGTTTATGCGTACCAAAATCTGTAGGAGTTAAATATTCTGTAAACCTACCATTTGTATTTCTAATTGTTCCATTTTGATCATATAAACTTATTGTTATCGTTCCTCCAGTATTTGTATTACCAGCAATATCATATGTTATAGAATATGTATCATTTAAATTTATATTATCTAAACTTGTATAGATTGAATCATCCATGGATATTCCACCAGAATATGCTGTATGTTTCATCGCGCCATTTACCCAATTCCAATTTGCAAAAATAGGAATACTTATCAATGATGTACCACCTGTTAAACATGGATAACTTGCAGCTGTATATCCTCCAGAACTTGCACCGCTCCAACCATTATTATAATATTGAAAATTTGGATTAACAACATTAATTTTTTGATTCTGTAAAATAAATAATTGTATATTTTGTCCTGCCATTTTTTATAATTATTTTATGGGCGTTGCCTTATAATTTTATTTCCTGGAGTTAAAGTTAAACTTACTGTTGTATCTCCGTTTATTAATTGATCATAATTAAAATCTGTATCTGTTATAATATAATTAACAGCTATTGGATGTTCTATTCCGTTTTGATCTACGAAAGTTTGAATCATAAAAGTATTATATGCATGAAACAAACCAACCAATAATTGTATTTGTTCCTGAGTTTCTATGATCGATGTTGTTAAAGTTATCTCTTGATCTGGTTCTGTACTATAAACAACCAATCCAGATTCGTTAAAATTATATCCTGGTCTTAAATCTTTTGAAAATGTATTTTTTTTATCTTTTTCTTTAATAAAAGAACCTTTATCGAATACAAAATAATCATATCCTCCGTGATTATTTAACCATGCAAGTTTATAATTTGTATATCTCCGATCACGGCACGTTTTTAAAACATAAAAAGAATTTGCATTTAAAGGATAATATTGTTTACCGTTGCAGTATAGATTAATAGAATATGAAATCCATGAATCTGTTATACCACTTAATATAATAAATTTATTTAATAATGTTTTTGGTCCAACAGGAATATAAAACATATTACCTTTACTACTTAATCCAGATACAGATTCTTCTATAATCAATGTTGATATTGGTCCAGAATATGATGGAGGTGTAGTAGCAGCTTTCTGAATGCTTATATTATTCACATTATTATTAATTAAACTTTGTACGCTGTTTTCTTTCCCGGTATTTATAATATTTGCTGATGCTGTATTTCCGGGCGTTGTATATTTAAATTGGTATTCTATAGTATCAATATGTTGTCCAGAAGGATTTAAAAAATATAAAAAATAATAATCAGAGTTATCTAAATATGCTAATGTTGCATCTGTTAAAAAATGTCCAGTTTGTCCAGTTGTACTACCACTTGTAGTTCCTGTTACCATTAACCATTGATTATTTCCACCACCGATTGAACTATCATAACTTATAAATTGTTGGCAACCATTATATAAAACTATTGTATCATATGTTACACTCTTTAACATCGGAGGTACTCCATAACTTTCATGAACAACAATATTAAATTTTTTACAGCTATTTATACATTCTGTTATATATGTTATAGATGGATCAAAATCATATATAGAATTACTTGGAGATAAATATTTATTAAAAATATCACCAGGATTTAAATATGCTGTTCCCAAACTATCAGGATATACTTTTTTACTTATAATATTACTTACAGTAGTTTCATCATGATTGTAAAGAGTTAAATCTACTTTAAACATAAAATTTGGCTGTTGCCATTGATCAGAATATATCTCATAATATAAACTGTTTAAATCAAATGCTCTTCCAAATTCACTTGGCTTTTTTGTTAAAACTATACTCATATCCTTTAATAATTATTTTGTATATTATCATTTATTATTTTATCAGCATCTATAATAGCTGCGTCTTCTAAACCGTTTTGAAAATCTGTTCCATTTAATTCATCTTCTATAATGTTTGAAAATTTTAAATCATGATAATAATCTGCATATTGCCCATACCAAATCCAATCAATATCTATTGTTGATAAATTGTTCATTTCATTATAATTATAATTAACAGATCGTAAAAAATTTCCAGTAACAATAGCATTTTCAGAAATGATTTCATTCTGAACCTTCTGTACTACTTGCTTACCAAATTTATTTAAATATTTATTTACTTCGCTCAAAATGGTTGATTCTTTTTTATTTTATATAACAATAACATAACATAAATAAATATTACAATCATTATAATAATATATTTAGGCAATAATATTAATGGCAATATTTCTATAAATAATAATATTAAAATAGAAATTATAAAATTCTTTTTGTTTTCTTTAAACCATGTTTTAATTTTATTTATCATTTCTTTTCAATTAATTTTTTATACTCTTCAAAAATAGTTTTTACTAATAGAAAATCTAAAAATTCTAAAAGATTCATTTCCATAATTTTCTTATATTGTAAAGGATCATCCTTGGCAATCCCATAACATATAATATACCAATTGTAGTTTTTCCATATCCTATCGAGTTGAGTTTCTTTTCTTTCTTCTTTTGGTTTTTCAGATTTAAATAATGAATCGCCATACATTTTAATAATCTCAAGGCGTTGGCAAAAAAAAAGTTGTTTAAAGCAATAAATAATTCTACAGGCATCTTATAAACATAAGCAGCAATATCATCTAACTTATTCATGTTTAAAACCTCTCCAATAGGTCTTATAAATAATGCTACAAGATGAACATCAACCTGTTGCTCAGGATCGAGCAAAGCGTTACGGTTTAATATTTCATTCATTTTTGCCCATTGATCTGGGCTCCATGTATCATATTTATCATAATACCATGTTTTACCAGAAAATTCAAATGTTGATTCAGGCATCTTATAATCAGAATCAATGTTGAGTTTATCATTAACAGCTTTATTGAAAACTTCTAAATCTTTAAAATCTTTTGGATTAAGTTTAAAGATTTCAGCGCAATCAAATTCTGTACGATGATCCTTATCTAAGAGTAAAAATTCTATATATTCTGATACAATCATTTTATTAAAATCATTTTTTATCTTTATTTTTCCAAACATTTTTTCCTTTGAATGGTGGAATTTTAACTTCATCTTTCACGCTTTCTTCCAAAGTTGAAACTTCTGAAACTTCGTCACTTAAAGGTTGAACAATTGGCAACTGCGCTTCTGCGCTATCTGCCAATTGTTCCTCTTTTAAAATTTGTTCCTCTTTTAAAATTTGTTCCATCTTTAAAGTTCTTTCCTTTTCTAATTCATCATCTATGGTTTGTTTACGTTCTAAACTCCGCCCTTGTATTTGTATCCATTGTATACTTGTATTATAATTCCATGTATCATAAACGTTTAAGGTTTCGCCCATAATATTACCACCTTCTGAAACTAATCCAGGTGAAATCTTATGCTGCATACCTGCCCATTTTTTATGATACCAATCTAAAAATTTTTGTTCTTTTTCATTCAACATATTTTATAATTATTTTTTGTATTAACATTGTTAAAAAATATATAACTACTCCAAAAATAAATCCCATAAAACTACTACATAATATTAAAATTGAAAAAGAAAATATCCAATATGATAAACATAAAGCACAGTTAAATAATTTGGTTATAAAATAAAATATATAATCTAACCAAGGATTAAAACTTGTCCAGTTGCGAACTTGTTCTATCTTTTTCATTTCTTCGTTATAAACATTCTTATAATATAATCCAAGTTTATTTAATATAAATTTATAAGGATCAAAGTAATCAACCAATAAGATTGACCACAGTGAACTTAATAAAGCGATTAGAATAATTTCCATCATCAATATATATTATTTTTTTTGTAAATCTTCTTTTAATAATTCTTTGGCAATGTTAATATATTTTGAAACTAAGTAGGTTTTAGTTTTTAATTTTGTTTTGTTTATATGCTCATCTACAAACTCTTTAGCTATGTTTATGATACTCATAGGTTTAACAAGAATAATTTTATTATTTTGTATTTCTATTCCTGTTTTCAAACTTAGAAAATATATTGCTGTAAAGTTTTCTTTATCTTTATTTGTTTTACCTGTATAAGTATTATTCTTAAAAAAATTTAACAGCTTCGCAGATTGACCATCTTTTTCATCTTCCATTAATTGTTGTTCTTCTTCTGTTAATATTTCATATGTTTCCTCAAAATATTGTTCGTAGTTATCGTTTAATCTTAAAAATAAATTGTAGTAGGAACGATAATAATTTCTATTATTCTTTATTAACGCACAGATATATTTTCGTAGTTCGTTTTTTCCATGGGTTATCTTTATATATCGCCCAGTATTAAATAGTTTATTAAGTTTAGTATTGTTCATGTTTAATAGATGTTCATAGATGTATTGTTCCATATCATCAGAAGAACCAGATAGATAGGAATTGTTAATAACTTTTTCTATCAGTTGTTTAATTTTATATGTTTTTTTTATAATTTCAACAATTTCATTATTAGTTTTCATAGTTCTTTTAATTTTTTTGGTTCATAAAATTTAAATTCACAATTCCTTTTTTTAAAACTTTTCCATGTGGCATTTTCGCAAAATCGCGAGGTTGCCAAATTGAAATTAAAGTTTAAGTTTACCTGCAATATGAAATGTTGGTACTTGCGTTTTTGTTGCCATTATTCCATATCTTATTGTATCGAGGCTATGATCTGCTCCGCTTGGCTTATTAATATATTCACCATTCTGATTTTTTATCCATTGATAGCCACGCAACTCTTTTATAATGTTTAAGGATCTTGGTGATATATTCATATGATATTGTTTAAGGAGTTGTATCCCATTGTTTACACTATCTGGACCTTTAACACTCTTTATTATATTATATCCCATCCTTCTTATTTCTTCAATGCTTTTTGGTTCGGCGGAATCTGCCACGATTAAATCTCTCTTTGTTATATTGTTTTGTTTAAATAAATTTATTAAATCATAATTAGTTAAATCAGTTTGATATAGAAACTCATCAATATAGATTTGTTTGTTAAGTTCATCAGTTTGTAAACTTATTAAACAACTTGGATCATTTGAAAATCCAAAATCTAAACTGTATATTTTTTTAATTTTATTTATAACTGTTTCATCCCACTGTGTTATATCCCAGTTTGTATAAATCAAACCTTCGAGATTTCCAATTAATCCCAGGGCGTAAACTCTATAATAATTATTATCATTTAGTTTTGCTGTTTCTAATAAATCAATTGTATTTTGGGATACATATGGATTATCTAAATATGTTGAATGTATATATCCTGTATATGGAAGATTGAGTATATCGGTGTGAACCCAAAACTTTGTTTCGGGATTATAATCTAGTAAAGTTAAAAAGGTTGTTCGCATTTGCAACTGCTTATATAGCGCATATGGAATATGATTACACTCATTTACAAATAAAATAGTTCGGCCAGCGCCAGTTGCTTTATCTGGTTCATCCATCCCAATAAATTCTATTGTGTTTGTTCCCACTTTATATTTATGATCAGTGTGATTATGATCTAAGATTTTATATAAGTTATCAGCTTTTAATATATCAAAAAAATCTTTCATCGCGCCTCGTTTAAGATGTGGCAAAGATTCTGATACAACAGATATTGTTATGTTTTTAATTTCGGGATTATATAATAATGTTATTAGAAAAGCTAATATGGAATATGTTTTACTTGATCTTGTTCCACCTTCATTAACAATAATTTTTTTGCTTTGTTCTACTTGTTCTAATATTTTTTTATATACATTTGTTGTGTTCAATTTTATTTATTAATTTTTAAAACTTTTCCCGAAGCGACATTTTGTCGCATCGGGGAAAGTTCAATTTTATTTATTAATTTTTAAAAGTTTTCAATTTGGCAATCCCGCAAAATTGCGGGATTGCCAAATTGAAAATATTTATCATTCATAAACCCCCCATAAAAACATATAAAATTTTACAAAATCGATGATCGAAAACATTAAAAATCATCAAAAAAAGTTGATTTTTAAAAAAAAAAGTGCGCATAGTTGTTCATTAAAGTGGCCATAAAATTTTATAATTTGTTATATTGTTTATTATTAATCTGTTCCATGTTTCGCAAAATTTTGAAATTCATTTTTTAATATTAATTTGGGGTATCTAAATATCGCGAGGGGCGGGAATTTAGATAGTGATTTTTGCTGAAGTTGCCCTTTTTTTAGTGTTAAGAATGAGCATCTTTAGTGCTTTCAATCTTCTCAGCAATTTTTTCAACATTTGATTCTGGTAAATTTTTAGTTATAACATTCAATGCATTATTTAATAATATTTTTGTTTCTTCTTCTAATACATTAATATTCAATTGTTTAACTTCCATTTGACCTTTAATTTCTATTTGTTCTGCATATCCTCTATCTCTCATTTGTGTTTTCATATACCAAATGATTGAAGTTTCTTTTCCATCTTTAATATTTTTGATTAATTGTGATTCAACTTGATCATTCAGAACTTCTTTTGAATCTCGCCACGCTTTATGCAGTTTTGGTTCTTTATCTATCCATTCTTTTAGAGTTACTCTTGATATTCCCAATGTATGTGCAGCATTGCATATAATACCAAAATTTTGGATTAGAGCATTTATAATTGCTTCTTCTTCCAGTTCATTTCTTCTCATAATAATTTATTTTATATTTTTAAAACCAAGCCATCCATTTATATCCATATAATTTCGAGTACCAACTATTTTCAAAAAATCTAATTGGTATTTTTTCTTCTTTACCACTCCACACATTCATAATATAAACATTTGATTTATCATATCCAAACACAACAGAATAATGCCCTTCTTCATCATCTTGGTAGTTAACAATAATCAATTTATTTAGATCAATTTTTTGTTTTAGGTTATCAATTGTATTATCATAAGAAGAAAACAATCTAAATCCATAAACTTTCAAAGCATAATATAATAAATCTTCATGTGATATTCCTTTTTCTGATGTTAAGTTAAAATCTATTTCATTTTCTCCCCAGTTCATTACATGATCATCTGCAAAGAAGACCGCAACAGATGCAATCCCACAATCATAATCTTTTAATTGTTTTAATCTCACGCAGTTTAATAATTTTGGAATATTTTTTAGGTTTACTTCAACAAGTTTATGAGTTTCATTTGATCCTTCCCAATGTGGGTATACTTCAATAGATTTTCCATTAAACCACTCATTGATACTGGTCATCGTACCTGATTTAGAATGCCCGATTACATATTCAAATTTATATTTTTTTAAATCTTTAAACATTGTATATTTTAATTGTTTGGCTATTCCTTTTCCACGATAATCAGGATGAACGGCTGTTGATGTTATGTACAATGTTTTTTTATCATAATGTTTATATGTTTTTGGATCATAATATCCAGCAAAAAAATAATCTTTATCAATTTCTTGGAGAATATTTCCATAAGTACATCCAATAATTTTTCCATTTTCTAAAGCAATATAAGCATAACAATCCATATCAATCATACATTCTTTAGTTTCTTCTTCATCCATACATAATTCTGAATCATTGAAAGATGCTTCTTCTAATTCCATCAATCCTTTTTTATATTTATTCCAATCATTTTTATTAAATTTTTTATATTCTATCATGTTTTTAAATTATTTTTATAAAAACTTTTTGTTTGATAATATTTTGTTGTAGTATACTCATAAATAATCCTACAGCAATTTGGGATTTAACGATTGAATTTCCTCCAACATATTCTCCCAGAAGAATACATCCTTCTGTATCGGTATCTGTGTTCCCGGCATGTATTCTAATTCCTTCAAATCCTGTTACGTTTAATAATTCTGGCATCAGCCGTTTAAATTTTTGGCTCATATTGATTATAATTTGATATGTTCCTGTTGGAATAGCTGTTTTAGTATTAATTTTAATTTTATTAATTTGATCTAAGGTCATATCAGATGTTAATCCTCTATCTACATCTTCCAAGGTATCGCATAATTTTTTATCATCTACGAATAATTCTCCGATTGTACAGTTATTATTCTTATATTTTCGTATCAATTTTAGTATCATCTTTATCTATATATTTTTTAAACTCTAGGGTTTTTACTATTTCTTTTTTTAAAAATAAAAGTTCTTCATCATTTAGATCATCTACAATTTTATTGGGAAAGTTTGATTTCAACTCTTCTTCAACAATTTGATCTAAAATTTTATCTGTTATTCTTTTCATAAATTAAAAAATAGTAAAAGATAAAATAATTTAAGAAATGAGTTTAATAAAACTTAAATTATTTTATCTTTTACTATTATATATATTATTATTTTTTATTGGTTTTTCATCATTTTTAAATTTGTAAATTTGAATAGCTAATTATTTTAACTGTATCTCCGTACATTTGATTCTGAATTTTTTGGCGGTTATAACCCAAAACAATATTATTATACATATTATTCGCTGCATTTATTGCGATTTGGGTTAAATATGCGAAGGCATTTGATTCAGGATCTATTTTTTGCCATGCTTTAAGGATATAATAATATGCTTCTTGGTATTTATCTTTATTTAGTTCATAATAATTTGGATGAAAATTATTTAATTTCAATAAGACGCCTGTTATAATCAAATCAAAGAACTCTAATAATTTTTTAGTAGGTTTTCTTTTTGCCTGACTTATTATTAATTCGAATTGTAAATCAATTTTATTTAAATATTTTTCTTTCTTCATTTTATTTAAACTTATTTTTATTGATTCTGGCGAACTTTAGATTAAAGTTAATATAATCTATCACTTTTATATTAAAGTTTGCCAGAAATGAGCTATCATATGAATTTTGTCATTTTGAGATAGTTATTGAGATATACAAGTTTCATATGCTTTTTTTGCTTCTGTGCATTTCTCATTATATTCTGATAGTGAGATAAAATTTCGTTGGTATAATCCTAAATAATTTTTTAAATTTTTCTGATAAGTATTATAACAAGCAGTAATATCAGCTTGAGTTTTCGCTGGTTTAATTTCATCTTGTTGTTTCTTACTACAAGAAACAAATAATAATGCAAATAATGCAATTAATAAAATTGTTGTTAATGTTTTCATGTTTTTCATTTTTAGTTATTATTTTTATTTTTGGCTAAGTAAAGGAAATTAATTTTCATTAAAAAATTCCGTTAAATAAAGTTTTCATTTTTATAATATTCATTTTTATAATCTTCATTTTTGAAATAATCAAATCTTATTTTGTTTATTTTATTTTCATTATTTTGTTTTTCTAATTCTTCTTTTTCATATAATTCAATAAAATAGTTTAATAATAGTATGGTGTTTATTTCTTTATCAATAGTTAAATAATAATTTGTATTATTCTTCATACCAATTTTATCAATTAAATAAACACCATATTTAAAGGAATATCTCACAGTGATAACATATTTATCATTCGTAAAACTCATAATATGGTAAATATCAACTTTGCTGGTGTATTCTTCTTCAACCTCTATCTTCCAAGTACCACATCTATATTTATTTTCATAAATATAATTGATTAATTTTTGTTGAACAATTTGTTCTTCTGTTAATTCATTAGATGTTGGTTTACCAACCTTTTTATTTTTTTCTTTTAAAATTAAATTTTTCATTTTCTTTTTATTATTTTTTAAATTATACTGCCGAATAGAATTTTATTTAGAAATGATATTCTTTCATATTCTGATTTTTCAATATCATTAAATAAATCTTTATTTTTAATTTTTTCTGATAACATTTCATATTCTTCTAAATATTGATTTAAAGTACTTGATAAAATCATATTTGAATTTAAATTTAAATTATCTTTTGTATTATTAATTTTTTTAAATTCTTCGTCATCGATTTCAAAATGTTTAACGAATGTATTTAGGTCAAGTTCAGTAATTTCTGTGTGCCAGCGATTTAGGTCTCTAAGAAATACAGCTTGATCTGCTACATAGATTGTAATTTCATCATTATCTTTTTCTGCTTTATAATAATAATTATGATCTTTTTGAAATAATTGTACATCAATCAAATGTACTTTATCGAAATTATTTTGGTTTCCGTCGATCATTGTTTCGGAATAATCTTCAATGCATTTTGCGATTTTAATTTTCTTATTCATTTTCTTTTAATTATTTTTTGTTTTTGTTATATATTTTTTCAATTTTCTTTTTTCTGATTTCTTTTTTAATAAAATCATTTAATAAATTGTATTTAGCTTGATCTGCTACACAGATTGTAACTTTTATTGGAGTTTCATCATTATCTTTTTCTGCTAAATAATTATGATTTTTTTGGATCGACGGAAACCAAAATAATTTCGATAAAGTACATTTGATTGCTTGTTTTATTTTCTTATTCATTTTCTTTTAATTATTTTTTGTTTTTGTTATATATAGTAATCTTTTTTATTCGTTTTTTTCTATTTTGTTTAATTTTTCAATTTTTTGTTTTCTTCTTTCATTTTTTAAATCATTTTTTGCTATTTTGTTTAATTTTTCAATTTTTTGTTTTCTTCTTTCATTTTTTAAATCATTTTTTAAATCTTCAAAAAATAGTTCTATATTTTTAATATTCAATTTTTCATTAAATATATCAAATTCTGCCTTCTTTTTCATTTTTATTTCTATTATTTTTTGTTCAATGTTATGTAGTTGTTATGTTTGTTTTTACACCTTCATAACTTATTGATATTTAGTATTATGGAACTGCGCCCAAGATCATGATATATATTATATATTATATTTATTATATATTTCTTGGTTTTCACCCCCTTTTTTTTTTATTTATTTTAATTATTTTAATTTTTTTCCCCAAATTTTTTTTTTAACTTTAAGTTTTAACCCCCGAATTTTTATATGCATAAGAATTTCTTATTTGATTTAGTTCGAAGGAGATTTATTTACTTTATTATAATTTTATTTTCTAAGAAATAATGAAGTTGAATATAATAACCTTCAGACCTATTATCAGTTTTACAAATATTAAAATAAAAATTATAATTATCAGCAATATAAGTTTTAAGTTTTTCCTCATTAACTACATTATAATTAATACTTGGATTTGGATAAATATTAAACCACCATGTTTTTAATTTGACAGGATCTAATTTGTAAACAGAAGTATTATTTCTATAAACATATAAATCAGGAGTATTTTTATAAATCCAGCCAGGATTTCTATCAGCACGGCATGACCAAGTTTCAATGAATAATGAATCTTTAGAATCAATTTGTTTTTCCTCAATATAGTATTCAGTTTTCCAAAAAGGATCTATATAATAATAGTCTCCTAATGTCCAGCCAGTTTTAGCTACTACTGGTAAAAGATTTGGATAATTCTTATAGAAACCATTATTAACTAACCAATCATGATTTTCATAAGAATTGCCTAAATCTATATTAAAATTACGTTTTTCCATTGTTATCATTTTATATTAATTATTTTTTATTTATTCTTTCAATTGCTATTCTAACGTTTTCATCTAATATTTCAATACCAATATATTTTCTATTATTTTTCTTTGCGGCAACTAATGTTGAGCCAGAACCAGCAAAACAATCTAATACTATTTCATTTTCTATTGTAGAATTTTTTATTAAATATTCTAATAATTCTATTGGTTTTTCACAATCATGCTGTTTATTTGAAGGAATTGCATAATTTAAAACATCTCTTGAACAATTCATACTACCAGCATTATTTAATAATCTTGTATTATTACCTTTAAAATAAAATATTGGTTCGTACATATTCATATAGTTCTTATCAGTATCATGTCCATTAGTATGATTATTTTTTACCCAAATTAAAGGTATAGGTTCAACTGAAAAATATTTTTCAATCAATGGTCTAAACCAAACTATTGAAGTCATGGCAAAGAATGAATATAAATGTCCATTAGATTTAATAATTCGTTTTAATTCTTTAAATGTATCTTCTAACATATTAATATTTTCAATCGAATATTTATCATTAAAAGAAACATTAACGGTTTTTCTTGTTGGAACATAATCAATTAAATAAGGAGGATCAATAATAATACAATCAACAAACTCATCAGGTAACTCTTTAAGTTTTTCTACACAATTACCAAGAATTATTTGATTTTCAAAAGATTTAAACTTAGTTTCAACATCAATTTCATTCTTTCTTTGTTCTTTATGTATATCTTTCTCTACTTGTTTAATTGCAGAACTAATTTTAATTTTTGGTTCTGCTTTAACTTTTTCTTTTACCATTTTAATTTTATCTTCATCTAATTGACTAAGTTTAAAGCCAGCATCAATAGAATTATTAGTAATTGATTCAACAAATTCAACAGTTTCTTTAGACTTATTAGAATTATTATCTAATATTTTATCTACTTTTACATAATTTGATTTTTTCAAACCAACTTTTTCAGCTACTTTTTTATCAGTTCTACCTTTTGATCGTTCGTCCAAATTTGGACTAACGATAGGTTGTTGATTATTAAGTTTGAAAAGTTGTCTTTGTTTGGCTAACTTACTTTCTACTTCTTTATATAATTTAGCTTCTTTACCCTGTTCTATTGTACTTTTAATTCTATAAATATTTTCAGTTAATAAAAATGATAATTCTTCTTCTTTATTTTTAAAATACTTAATCTGATATTTAATAGTTTTCCAACCTAATAATTTAGCAGCTTTAACTCTGCGATGACCAGATACTATTACATTTTCATTATTAATTATAATAGGATGTTCTAAGCTAATATTCATACTTTCAGCCAATTCATTAATATCGTTATCGTTATCATCATATAATTTATTATTATACTGATGTTCTATTAATGTATCTATTTCAATTTCATTTAAGTTTATTTTTTGAAAACCATCTTTTCTTGTTTCTTCCCAATTTATAATTTCTTCTATTTCTTTTGAAATTACAGGTTCTTTTTTATCTATTGCTTCGATAAATTCATTTACTTCATTTTCATTTTCTTCATACATATTAATTTTAATTATTTTTTGAAACTCTTTCAAGTTTATTTATTATTTTTTATTCAAGTATTCAAGTATTTTTCTTTTTTAAATCATATTCTTTAATTTTAATTTCCATTTTACTTGTTATTATTTTTTTTAAGTTTTTCAGATAACTTATATTTATTCGATATTGTATAATTTGTAATTAAATCTTTAATAATTATACTTGTTGATCTTTTATCATCATCAACTAATGCCACTAAACGAAACATTTCGTAATCATTTTCATCAATCCATATTGATTTCATTTTTTTGTTTTCTTCCCATTTTCTTTTCATTTTGCTTTTATTATTTTTATAAGTTTTTCAACTTTGTATTATTTACTAATTTTTTCAATTTTTTCTTTTCTTTCTTCTGAAATTATAAAATTAAAAGGAACTTCTTTAACATATAATTCTTCCCCCCCATAATAGAAATGTTTTTCTCTCACTTGAATATATAACATTGTTGAGCCTTCAAATTCTTTAAGATTAGAATTTCCATTTAGTTTCGATGATAATTTTTCAACCTTAAAAGAAAATAAATTTTCAGGTTTTGATAAATTTTTTGTATAAATCATTTTAAATCCATTATTTTTTAAATATTCAACTTTTTCGTAATTGAATTTTAAATTGTTTAATTCTGTTGTTAAAGTTTTCATATTTTTCATTTTGTTTTGATTATTTTTTGTTAGTTTCTAAACTAATTTATACAGTATATAGTAATAAAAAAAATCAAAGTTTTACTATTTTCGTATTTTTTAGCATAAATTATTATCGAATTTCGCAAAAACGTTAATGTATAGCTGTTGGTTAAGGAAAATTATTTTAAAAATAAATTGTTAAAAAATGTTAAAATTTAAAAACGATTTTAAAGCGTTCTAACAGCTCCATTATTCTAAGTTATACAAACTACCAACTCGAACAAGTTCGTTCAATGGGTAAGCACGTTTCTATACCCAATAGAAAACCATAACTATTAATACCAAACTTTTTTAATTCCAACTTTTTTTATATATACTACTAATATGGAAATAAAATTAGTTAGGAAATTCAGAAATAAAAAATATTTATAACAATATGTTAAGTTTTTTAAAAACAAAATTAGGAATAATGTTAATGATGTTATTCGCTATAATAATATTATCAATTACTTCTTATACATTCATTCGAAAATATAATAATGAGTTAAAAGAAACTGAAAGAATGAGTAATAATCTTTACAATTCAAGTTTTAAATTAGATTCTTTGAAAACAAAATCAGGAGAATTACAATATATTGTTAATAATTTGGAATTAAAAAAGAATGAATTAGTAAAATTTAATTCTAAATTGGTTAATGATATTAATAATTTAAACGTTAAATTAAAAAATGTTCAAAGTTTGATTGTTGCTAAACCTATTTATATTTTTAAACTAAAAACAAATGATACTATTAAGATTGAAAAGAAAACAGATACTACATTTATTGCCAATTATGCAGATAATTGGATTAATATGAATCAAAGAATAAATTTAATTGAAAATAAAAAGAATATTAAAATAGTTCAATTATCAATAACAATGAAGGATTCATTAATTATTGTTAATGAAATAAAATATAAGCATGTTTGGATATTCTGGAGAAGGGCAATAGGTGGTAAATTACATATAAGTAGCAAAAATCCTTACTTTCATTTGGAGAAAATGGAAAGTTATGAAATAAAAAAATAAGATAAAAAAATTATTTAATATTTGTAATATTTTGTTCTAAAATATCTGGAGTAGTATTTTGTATATTTTTTCTTGTTGTTAATCCTTCGGACCACGCTTTTAATCCCGAAAGACCTGCGGATAATGAAAAGGATACGATCATAACTTCCGAATTTTTAAAATAAAAAGAAAATATAGATCCCAAAATTATTATTATAAGAGCAATAATTTTAGAAAAAGTTATAAATATATTTATTTTTATTTTGCACATATTTTTGCTATTTGGATTTTAATTTCCGTCGTATCAACGGCGATTGTTTTTGCAAATTCTTCTAATTTTTGAACAATTTTCTCATGTGATTGAGAATTATCACAATGAAAAATCTCCATTTTTCTGTTTAATTCTTTTATCGAAGCATTTTGATCAACTTTATTTTCTCTCAATCGAACTTCGATATCTACAATTTTTGTACTCATTTTGGTTAAATCTTTTTGTATTCTGATCCAGGCGGAAATCAACATTCCACCATTCATCAACACGATAGATATCAGCATCAGTATTTCAGTTATGGACATAGTTTTTTATTTATTTTTTAAAAACATGAAATTTAAAAACATGAAAGATTATATGTTATTATAATATTATCAAATGTTGTTATATTTATTATATTATCAGTATTATTTATATCATTTATTTTATTCTGAAAAATACATGTTGCATTATCACTCATATATTGATATATTGCGGATAAAAAATCAGAAGCAAATGTATTATTATTATTTGTTGTTGATTGATAAGTAATTGTATCAGATTCTGTTACATGAGTATCAGGATCTGTATATGATGCCGATAAAATGAATGTAGATCCTGCTGTTACAGAATAAAAAATTATTTGATCTATTTGACCAGATGTTGCTGTTGATCCTGAAATGTTATTAATATTTCCTCCACATAAATTTTTAAAGCATGGTATTGTAGCTGTTATTCCAAAATCGAAAAAAATTCCTTCCACGTTATCATCCCAATTTATTGGTAATTCAACATTAATAGGATAAATAAATTTATTAAAATTATGTGGAATTTCCTGTTGTAATGCTCCAAGAAACATCATTAATTTATTTATCATAGTATAATAATTATTGTGATCTTTATCTAATTTATCAGCCAAAAATATTCTTACGTTATATTTTACTTTTCCGAATTCTTGAATAATCATAGGAGCTGGAGTAATAAAGGCAGCTGGATAACTTTTTCCTCTCTGAGCAGATATTCTAGATTTATCATCAATTTTCATGATAAAATTCATTTTATAAATTTCTCCAGCATAATGAACAGTAGTTGCTGATAACCAATTCTCAACCATCGTTATAAATAAATCGTATGTTAATATCATTTTTTAATATCTTTTTGTTGTTTTTTAAATTTATACTCTTGTTGACAAATTGAAAATGCATAATTTTTTGAAATTCCAGCTTCTAATTTTGTTTGAATACAACGAGCAATAAAAGTATAGCTATTATCTCTACTATAATAATGATGATTCCGGAAAATATAACTATAAGTATTTAACATAACATTATCTATATCTTAAATTTTTTTTTATTCTATGTATTGGAAATGTAGTTACTGTTTTTTTGCAGAAACTACCAAAATATAAAGGATATTTAGATCTATTTCTCGACATATGTTCTATCATTTCTGTTCTCCTATCATCTATTTTTCCTTGCCAACGTTGATGTTCCATTGATATCAACTTATCTGGAGATATAATAGATTGAGAACTTGTCATATTTCTTATTCCATCAGATTTTAATTGATTATATAAATTCTCAACAAGTTCATTTGCAACTCCATAACTTATAATATCATATAAATAATTATCTAAAATATAAAAATCATCTGTAGTATATCCAGAAGTACCAGAAGAAATATAAACATTATATAATTTTTCCCAATATTCATATCCCAATGTATTCTTACATAGTGTTCGTTGCGTTAATACTGTAGCCCATTCGATCAAATCAGCATCAATATCTGAATCAATCCAAAGATTTCTTTTTTTAATGTCATTTGTACTTATAATAGCTATCATTTTTATATATATTTTTTACATTAATTTTTTTAGATCAGAATAAGGCTTGTTGATTTTATTTTTCCAATCTAAAACAACATCTTGTTCGTATTGCTTTTGAAAAAATTCATATTCATCTGTTCCACCCAATTTACCGGGTTGAGGAAGAATAATTTGAACTGGAACTTGATGTCCAGTTACTATTTGAAAATCTGTGTAATCAGGAAGAAACATATATTTTCCATCATCCTGTTGATTATTAAAGGGGGTGAAAACTGGAGCTTCATCCATACGACCATGAGTTACGATGATTCCGCCGGCATTTTTTGATCCCGAATTTTCTTGCACGAAAAGAGCTTCTTCTCTATTTTCTTCTTCTTCTGATAATGGATTCGGAAGGTGTAGAATTCCATTGCTTACAAAATTTTGTTTTATTAGGCTTGAAAAATATGTAGCTAATTCGTTCTGAACGTATATATATTTAAGGGCTGCATTGTAATAAGGCTTGGGATAAATATCAGTTTGGCGACCATCTTTCCAATAATATATTTGATGTGCAGCTGATTTTTTATTTGTTGAAAATTTATCTAATTTATACCATTTTCTATAACTTGTTTTAAACCAATCATTTGAATACATATAATATTCTATTTCTCTTGTATCTTTATCGACCAAACCAGCTCGAACTTTATCAAATGGAAGAGATTTCATTTCAACTATATTTGTGTGTAAATAATTCCATTTGATTTCAATGGCAAAACCCCCAAAAATAATAGCATCAAATGATATTTCTGAAAAAAATCCATCATCAATACCAAAATTAATTTTATTATGTAATTTTTTTAAAATCGCACCGTGTAGGGGGCTAGTATAATATAGTTCTAGGAGTTGTGCAAACCATGTATCTGATACTGGTTTATCTCGATTTGTAATGTAATATCCACCTTGGGAAAAATTTTTAATCTCTTGTAATTTTGGAATATTCATAATCTCAAAATTCACTCGAAAGTTTTTCCCTTTATAATTAATTGTTTCTACTTGTTCTTTATATGAACTTGAGTTGTTATTTAGATCTTCCAACATTATTATTGCTTTTTATTATATATAATAAAAAAAAGCTATTATAAAAAATAATAGCTTTTTCAAAATAATAATGAAGAAAATTAATAATTAAAAATTCCCTTATCTCACAACATATGTTGAAACAAAGGTTGATTGTAAAGCATCTGAAAGAATATATATACCGTTTTTCTCTTTTCCTTTTAATTCAACGGTAATACCTTCAAATGTTGCTTCATCTGTTCCGGCTGTACCACTAGAGAAAAATAGCCCCCTTTTAATACCAACGGCAAAAAGAATTCCATCCATATTTTCATAAATTACGACCATTCTTCCGGTTTTCATTTGATTAAAAATATTTAACGTATCTTTATTTGTGTTTGCGATTTTAAATTTAACCGAAGGTACACTAATACTTACCCCATTGCTTATTGATACCGCTGGTGTATCTACGCTTGCCCCCACGTCCTGGAGCAATTCAAAGCGATAAAAATATTTGGTTGCGCCAGTCAACATTGTTAGACCGGATAAAATAACTCCAGTTGTATCTACCACAGATGATAAAATATTTTCGTATGAACTTATATACATCCTTCCAATTCCGGGATCACCGTTCATGCATGCTGTTAATTGATCTATATTTAAATTTGAACAAGCCATTTGTTTATATTTTTTTTATTTTTAAAAGGTAAAAGGATATCCTTTTACCTTTAATTTTTTAATAATTATGCAGAATATGTAATATAAGAACCAAAATAAAAATTAATACCAGCTTTAAAATGGCATGAAAATTGTCCACGTTCTTCATAAGGATTCCACATCAATGAGAATTTTTCAAATTCTCCCATCAAATCATCCAATCCAACTAAATTGTAAGCAGGTGTGATAACTGTTGCCACCCATGCATTTGGATTCTCAGATGATAAACCTGGCGTTCCAACAACATTAAGATTTGTATATGCTGGAAATGCGAATGAAGTAGTTCCATCGTTGTTATTAACATCGATATGAAAGTTACCAGAACCTGTAGGACCATCTCTAAGAACAGCAAGCATCTTGCGCAAAATTGCGGGAGATACAAACCATGTCAATTTTTCACCTTGAATCGCCTCTGGTAATTTAGAAATCATTGTAGCTTGAATACTCATTAAATCAGTATATGTTCCACCTGTCAGAAATGTAGCCCAACTAAAAGATGTAGTAGTTACACGGTCCGTTGCTGTTATACCTGTTCCAATGGATGCTGGAAGAAGGTTACCTAAACCGGCCCATGAATCTCCAGATGTTGAACCTGTTTGAGTTCCCCAATCATAAAATTCAATGTCTCTTGCGATATATTTGGCTTTTAATTCTGAATACAGCGTTTCGAAAGGTAATTCTGTATTGAAACCAGGTTGCAAACTTAATTGAGTTGAATAGTCATTCAAATCTTCTGGGTATAGTAACTCTTGGCTCATCATGGGTGTAACCGATATATCCTTCACAGTGATGGTTGTTACGCCCACTGGATTCCATCCTTTTGCATATTTCTGCAAACCAGAACTAGTATTAACGTATTTTAATTCATCGATATGCTTACAACCATCTTGCCTTGATATAAGTTTTCTGGTTGGAGCTCCGATAATAGCTGCACTCAGAAGTGTTTGTCCTTCAGCATTGGTCCAAGGAGATAATGATGTTAAATTTAAGGTAAAATCTGATTTTACCAAATCTTGTTTGAACTCTGTTGACCAAATCGATTTATGGGCTCTTGCAGATTCGAATACACTCTTAATTTCATCGTTAGTTAATCTCATATTATATTATTTATTTTTTATTTCTTAATTTTTTGGCTTGAATCATTCTTACCTGAGCCATAACAGGATCAATATTTTCATTTTCAATTTCATCAGCTTCGAAACGATTTACGAATCTAGCAGGAGAATTTTTTTCTAAAAAATTTTTTAATTGTTTATCAACTTCAGTTTTAATATTTTCTGCGGACATTTTCTGTTCGTTTGTATTGGTTTGATCTGTTGATGTTGATGCTGTATTTGTATCATTTGTAGTTTCAGGAGTATTTCCTTTTTCGATTGCATCTACTCTATCTGATATTGTTTGTAATTGTGCTGTAATATCATCAAACATTGAACTTAATTGTTCGATTGTATAAACTGTACCTGCAGTTGTTTGATCTTTACTTGTTTGATCAGCATTTTCATCATTTGTTCCACCGTTTGCGTTTGAAATTGTATTATCTTCAAATTTTTCCATTTTAATATTTTGTTTTTCCATCGTAGTTCCATATACACCGCTTACAATACCAACAGCTCCATCAGCCATTGCTGGGGGAGTTTCTAGAGGATTAGGAATAGGCTCATTTTTAAGTGGATTTATGATTTGTACGATTTTACCTTTCTGAACTTCTATGATAACCCCATCATATGGGCATGCAAGAACGTAGGGACCATCTGCAAGGTCAACAAGACCTTCTGATGTTTTAACTTTTACACTTACTTTTGTGCCAAATTCACCATCTAAGTTCAAAAAAGTACCTGATTTGGTTCTAATCTCGCCGTTAAACTTGATAATCTTACTTATTTTTATTGCTTCATCAAAATAATTATTCATAAATATATAAGTATTTTATAATATATAATAAGAAAATTAAAAAAAAAAATGTTAAAAGAAATTTATTCCAAATTTATCCATCTTTTTTATTTCTTCTTGTCCTCTTTTCAAAGCAAAAAGATCATATTCGATATCTAAACCTTTAATTTCTTGAACTATTTCTTCTACTTTTTCTATTGCTTCTTCTAATGTATCTCCGCCTGCAACAACAGAACCAACGTAACCGTTTGGAGTTATATGTGGAATATCATTTTTCATCATTATATGATTTAATTTCACATTTTTTCTATATTGATCAGGAATAAATACAGGCAAAAAGTTTTTTTCATTGGTTCTTGATTGTAATAATAGTTCGCAACCATATTCTTTTTCAAATTCTGGTTCTATAACTTGCCCTTGCGTTGCTTTATATATCATTTCAGGAAGATTTTTAAACATATATTGCCTTAAATATTGTGGAGGAGTTGGTTCTCGCATGGTGAAATCCATCATATAGCTTTTTAAATCTTTTGTTATTCGTATTTCATCCGAATATGAGCCTCTAAATCCATAGGTTCTAAAAATGGGTGATAAAGTATCTGATATAATTGTAATTTGTTCGGGAATATCGAAACGATTCATTATTCTTCCAAGATATACCTTGTTTTTTATCTCAATTCCAACGAGATTATAACGGGAATATTGGCCATTTACGCATATTAAATCCATTCCAGTTTCAATAGAATCAGGAATATTATCTTCTACAAGGAATTCAAAATCATCTCCAACGGCTCCTAACTTTCCTTCTAGCTCATCTATCCATAATTCGGATAGAGCATAGTTTTCTGAATGCCATGTTTCAGCTATTCCTCGAAAAGTACTATCAATTTTTACCCAAACATCTTCATGTTCTTGTAAATATTGATGTAATGCTTCTGTTCCTCTGATGATTTTATATGAAACAACAGGAAGATCTAATTGTTCTAATATTTTTTTACCAAAAGATCTATCTAATTCTAATATTTCTGCTTTCCTGGAACCATAAACTAGTTTTCCTTGTGCTTCTAAATAGCATTGTAGATCACCTTGTAGTATACTCGTAAAAATAAATATATCAATATCTTTAATATAATCAAAAATTCCATCTATTCTTTCTATTTGTTGTATATTTCTGCCTATATAATACTCATTTACTATAGTATATCCAATTTTCCATTCGCAAAAATAATAAACTTTCTTAAATTTTTCTGATAATTGTATAGCCAACTCAACAGAATATCCATCATCTACAACGCAAGCTACTTTATCTTGCAAAAAGCTATAAGGTCCAAAATTTATCATAATTTTTTATCTAATTTTATTGCTGAAAAATAAGCCTCTATTGAAAAACCAACAGGAACAGCTTTAACGTATTCCCATAATTTTTTTGTTTGTATTTTATACTCAGCCCACCATTCTAACCAGCTACCATTTAAATCATAATTCTCTGTTAACCAAGATTTTACCAATATTGCATCACCAGTTATATCATCTGCATGATCTATTGTTAATCTATCAGAAAAAAACATTGAATGCATTTTTCTAATTGATTCTTTAGAAAAATAAATATATCCTTGTTGACCTTTTCCGTTAATATCTGTTCTCGGAATAAATTCTCCAGAACGCATAATCAATCCTCGAATAGTTTTCTTTTCCTCATTAAATATGTTGAAAAAAATATTTTTATTTATTGGTTTTTCTTCTGCAAAATGTTGTAAAAATGTTTTATTTGCTGGAAATTGTACTATTGAGTTTTTCTCTATATCTTCTACATTCCATTCAACAACATCTACAGCTGAATTATAAATTCTATAATATTCTTCTTGAGTTATCATACTTATAAGTATTTTTTAATATATAATATATTATTTGATTTTAAAATGATGATCTATTCTGCAGAACAGCTACTTTATTATTCTGTTTTTGAATATCTGATTGAACAACATATACTTTTTTATCGTTAATCATACCTGCAAGAGATTTTAAATCATCTGGATGTAATCTTGTATTTGTTTGCACAGCTTGTCCAGCATTTCCTTGTTCCACAAATCCTTTCATGCCTATTTGGCTCATTGCAGTAGCGTTAAGAACAGCTTCATTCGGATGTAACATAGCTGGAATACCATTTTGATCACCATTTGGAGATGTAAAACCACCTGAAGCGAATGATGGTACTTTAGATGTTCCTGATTTATAACTTAAAGGTTTGGCTGCGATGATTGCAGCATCTGCAAGACCTAAACCCAAAGTAATAGCAGCCATAGCTATACCAGTTGGTCCTCCCATAGCTAAACTCATAACAGCAGATAGAAATGCTCCAATAATTGCTTGCTCAACAGCATTTTCTTTTTGTTTTTTTGCTGCTTCTTTCTTTGCTTCTGTTTCTTTTTTTGTTTTTTCAGCATCCAGCTTATCTTTTCTGCGTTGATATTCTGCATCACTTATAAATTTACGCTGATTGAGCTTATCTAGGTTGGATTGGCTCTTTTCGGTCATCTTATCTATACTATCTAATGTTTTATCTAATGTTTTTTGTATTTGATCAGATGCGTTTTGAAAAATGCTCCCTGTAATTTTACCAGCAAGATCTACCAAACCTCCTTCAATATCTTTTAAAGTTTTTTTATGTTTATCTTTTAATTTTTGCTCATCTTTTGATGTATCAGCTTGTAGATATATATTTTTTAAATCTTTTTCCCGCTGCTTATTTAAAGTATCTAACTTTTCCCAATATTCTTGTTCTGTTATTATTTTTTTATCTAAATCATCTGATAATTTTGCTTCTTCTAAATCATAATATTTAGTAACATCTGCTAATTGTTGAGCATTGCTTTCTTTAATCAAATTTTGGATATGTAGTAATCCTTCTTTCGTTGGATTTTTATCGTAATATTGCCTTGCTATATCTATTTTTTTTGCATATGTTTCTTTATCGATATCTAATGAATCTTTTGCTCTTTTACTTTGCTCAATTAAACTTTTATCTGATGTTGGTTTAACAGCTTCTGGAGTTTCTTTTTCAGCTCCTATAACAATACTATTAATATCCTTTTGATTTTTTAATTTTAGAGATTTAACTTTTGCATCATATAATTCTTGTGATATAATTTTATTTTTTAATTGAGCATCTAAATCTTTCAACTCTAATTGATAATTATTATCATTATCCATCAGTTGTTGAATCCAATGTTTATCTATTAAACCATTTAATTGATCATTATATTCTTGTTGTGTTATAGTTTTATCATCTAATGATTTTTTTAATTTTGTTTTATCATCATCATAACTTTGATTGTGTATATCCTGAATTGTTTTTGCTTGATTTATTTCCTCTTCTATTCCATCATGTATAGATTTATATTTATCTTCTCTAGCTTTTTTTGCATCAGCCGCAGCTTGTGCGAGATCTGCTTTATTTTGTCCAGATTCCTTTTTTAAATTTGCTTTTTGATTATTTGATTGTGCAGTAATTGCATCAGTTATTTTTGTTTTTCCTTCTATCAAATGTTGATATGTAGCACCATCAATACCGTATAGTGCTTCCCACATTGCTTTGGCTTGAGGATTAAGAGCTATTTCTTTATTTAATTGCTCTTTATCCATTGATAATAGTTTATCGAGTAAAACTTTTTTCTGAACTACATTCATTCCATTAATTTTAACAGTGGATAAAAATTTAGATTCCTCTAATTGTGCTGATTTTTTAGCTTCTTCTACATAATGTTTATCAATTTCCGCTTGTGCTGTCATTACTTTTTTCAATGCCTCAGCCCTAACTTTATGGCTATTTGCTTGATCAGAAAAAATTAACATTTGTTCTGCAATCACCTTCTTCAAATCAGCTTCTCGTTGAATAAATGTTAAATGTGCTATATTCATTTCTTTTAATCCTTTTGCATAATCTTGTCCAGCTGTATATGCTTCACCAATGGCACCACCAATACCTTTCCAAGCATCACCCATTTCACCCAATCCCTTTTTAAAATCTCCTTTTAAAAAATCAACGATTCCAAGAACGAATTGACCCAATGTATTCATTACAACTTCAACTACATTCTTTATTCCGCCTATAATTTCTTTAAATTTTTCACCACCACTTGCTGTTCCAGTAAAAGCTTTACCAAGAGCAGCAAGTATAGCTACTAATGCTGTAACTCCAAGTACAATCCATCCAATAGGAGATGTTAATAATGCTTTTGAAAATTTTTCTACCATTTCAATGGCTCCACCAATTGCTGGAGAAAGAACAGATGTTGCGCCTTTTAATTTTCCAAATCCAGCAGTACTATTTGATATCTCTCCGGTCATGTTTTTCATTTTACCTTTAAGATCATCAACATCAGCTTTAGATTTTTTAAAATCCATAGCATTACTAGCTTCTTTCATAGAAGCACTCGCTTTTTTAAGTTCTTTTTCTAAATCTAATAAACTTTTAAAATCAACTTCTACACCAATTTTTGTATTTTTATTCATTTATATTAATTTTTTTTAAAACATTATCACAACTTATAGAAAAAATAGTTGCATTGTTGATAGATTCATCTATAACTATATAATAAAACATTTTAAATTTCATTTCCTTTGAAATTTTATGTTTTATGAAAAATTTATGTATAAAAAATAAATTTTTGAAAGATATTTTTAATTTTTCTGGCTTAACATTTCTTAATTCGAATAATAATTTGAAAATTTTTATCATTTTTTATCTTTATTTTTAATAATAATATGGAATTCTTGCATGAGTTCCATTAATATAAACAGATATCCAACCATCTGGATTTCCTAAAAATGTTGATGCTCCACCATATTTATTTGTTAATTCCATCCAGTTTGTACTTGTAGATCCTGGAGCTGTTCCAGCTGAACCTGCTATAAAATTAATAGTATCTCTACTTGTTGAGCCAATATTAATTCCTGTTGTTCCTGAATGAGCAGATCCTAAATTTATTGTTGTAAATCTTGGACTACCTGAACTATCAGATTGTCCAAGATTAATAAAATTTCCTACGTTCGTATATCCAGGTGTAGTTTCATTAATACCACCAATATTAATGTTTGAAGATAATATATTAATATAATCAAAATTATTTGGATAATCTGGATCTGTGCTTATAAATAAATTACCATGACTATTTTCACTAAAGGTATATAAACTAATTTTGTCACCAATATTAAAATCAATGGTAGAATTTTCATTACCTGAAGGATTTGAAAGTAAATTTAAAGTTAAAGAATTTAATTGTCCTGCTACATATTTCAAATTTTTAATATCTATAATTGTTCCATTTGTAACATAGCTTTCACTAATACTACTATCTACAAATGATGTTGTTCCAGAAAATTTAGGTATAGTTCCAGATGTTCCAGAAATTATACCAGATCCAGATGTTCCAGATGTTCCTGATGTTCCATTAGATCCTGTTGATCCCATTGAACCAGATGTTCCAGAAGTACCAGATGTTCCATTTCCAGATGTACCAGATGTTCCAGAAGAACCAGTATATCCACTTGGAATATTTTGCCAATATCCATAACCTTTAACATCTGATCTTAATATTTTACCATCTCCTGCATTATCTACAATTTGAAATGTTGATCCAGAACCAATTATTGTTCCTGATAATGAATATAAATATCTTGTTTCTATCATTTTTATTATTTATTTTTAAACTGCTTTAGTATATAACGTATCTGTTATAAAATCTTTATTATTTATAAACGCTTGAGTTTTCCAGTTTGTTCCATCATTTTGTTGAAATAATAGTTGACAATTATCATCCATTCCTATTCTCCAATCTCCCTGCATTCCGCTTCCAATATAAATATATGATGAATTTGATACTTGTATATCTCCATCAAATGTTATTGGATTAATATTTGATGCTGCTGTTATAATACCATTCTTTACTGTTGATTGGGTTGATAAAGTTATTGTTCCAGAATATCCTCCTGATCCATCTGTTGATTTATAGTTTGTTGATGGCTGAAAATAAGTACTCTTTGTTGTTCCAGAAATTTCTAATTTATTACTTGGAAAATTAACACCAATACCAACATTTCCTGTATTTGCGGCTTGAGCAAGAACAATATAAGTTGAATCTTCTGATCCAATATTTATTGTTTTACCCCCTATAGATGTTGAATTATTATAACCTGCTGCGGTTGGTCCAATTATTATATTATGCCCTTCTAGTTGAGTAGTACCAGAAAATAAATCAGTATATACTGCCAAACTTAAAGGAGAATATATTGCTGGATAAGTTCCATCTAAAATAATATTAGAACCTGATTGATGCATTATGCTATTTCCTAAAACGGAAGATGATGTAAATAATGGAATATAATTTGTAGTTCCAGAAACAGAACCATAACCAGAAGTTCCAGAAGTACCTGAACTTCCTGATGTTCCAGAACTACCAGAAGTTCCAGATGAACCTGATGTACCTGCAATTCCTATTCCTGATGTTCCAGAACTACCCGAAGTTCCAGAAGTACCAGAACTGCCTGCCGAACCAGATGAACCATCATTTCCAGAAAGCGAAAATCCAATTACATATTGTGTATTATTATTTAAAGAGAAAATATTACCTGATAGGCAATAAACATTAAATTGATAATAATCATAATGTGGAACACCAGCATTTATTCTATAAAAATTATAATTAGTTCTATTATTCAACTCTGTTAATTGAATAATAGAATTGTATGAATACATATTCAATAAACCCTGTGTATCATTATTATTAATATCACCATTTGAAATATTAATAATCGAAACAGAATCTGCAGATGTATCATCACAAGTAAAATAAGTTGATGTTGGAGTATAACCAGTTGAAAATTTCCAAACATCAGAAGTTGCACCATGTACACCATCAGAACCTGATGTTCCATCAGCACCTGCATTACCTGATGTACCAGAAGTACCAGAAGAACCTGATGTTCCAGAAGTTCCAGAAGAACCTGAACTGCCTGATGTACCAGATGTATTTGCGGAATATGATGTCCAAATTCCTTTTCCATTTGCATCAGATGTTAATACTTTACCTATACCTTGATAACCATCAATAATTTTTATACTTCCAGCTATTTCTAATTTCTCTGATGGATTAATTGTATTTATACCAACATTACCTTCATCAGTTATTCTTAATGCTTCAGAAGGTCCAACATTTCTTTTCCATGTTTTAAAATTCCAACCCCAACCTAAAGAATCAGCTGTTACAATTGTATTAATTGTAGCTACGGTTGCATAATTTCCAAGTTGAGAAGAAATAATTGGTACCTCAGTATTTAAATTTAATGCTGAATGGCTAACAGATAATGATGTTAAAGGATTATTTGTATTAATTCCAATATTACCAGAATTTAAATTCCATATATTTCCTGATGTTGAACCAGTCCATAAACCATCATTATTTCCCGAAGTTCCAGAAGTTCCAGAAGAACCTGATGTTCCAGAAGTACCAGAAGAACCTGATGTTCCAGCACTACCAGGATTTCCTGAACTACCCGAAGTACCAGAAGAACCTGATGTTCCAGAAGTACCTGAACTACCCGAAGTACCAAAACCTGATGTACCTGAACTACCTGATGTTCCATTTCCAGAAGTTCCGGAAGTTCCTGAACTGCCTGATGTACCTGCTGTACCTGTTCCAGAAGTTCCTGAACTGCCTGAAGTACCAGAAGAACCTGATGTTCCAGATGTTCCAGAAGAACCTGATGTTCCAGATGTTCCAGAAGAACCTGATGTTCCAGAAGAACCATCTCCACCACCAGCGCCCGCTAGATTAATTTGCCAATTTGAAAATGTTCCTGTTCCAACAATATTTTGATTATTAGTTACAGAAAAACCGCCATTTGTTGAATTATAACTTACAACAATTGATTGAAAATGATGGGAAGAATCTCCAGTATATGAAATTAAAATTGCTTGAGCAGTTGTCCAGCTTAATCCAGTTCCGCCAGTAAAAGTTATTGTTGTACCTGACAAAGTAGGAATTAAAATTGTTGATGTTGATGTTGTTTTATATTTATCTGATGTTCCAGATGTACCTGATGTTCCAGATGTACCTGATGTTCCAGAAGAACCAGATGTTCCTCCTAATGAAGTTAAATTAGTCTTGTAAAGTTTATAATTATTAGTAGAATCTGCTACTACAAATTCATCAGTAGCAGTTAAAGAAGAAATTGTATCAAGAGCATGTATATTTGGAATTGGATTTTTAGTTCCTGTTGTAACTTCTACAACCTGATCATTTCTTTTACTATCAGAAAAATCAATTAAAATTTCATTACTTTCAGAAATATAAATTTCTTTACTAAATTCACCAGACAATATATCAATTACATTAATAAAATTAATGTCATGTATACCAACATTAAATGTTGTATGAGTTACTCCTGAATATAATATATTACCAATAAAATTAGTATAAATTTCATTGTTAATAATATCATTAGCAATAATATTATTATTAACATTATCACCGATAACATTACTTTGAAAATTAATTTGAATTGTATTATTATTAAAATCGTTTCCTATTTCATTTCTTTGGAAGTTCTCAAATATTGTATTTGTATTAAAATTATTACTAATATCATTATACTGAAAATTATCTCCTATTCTATAATCAGAATTATTTGCATTATAATTATTATTAAAATTATTTGATATTACATTATATTGAGCGTTATCTCCAATAATATTATATTGCATTTGATTTCCTATTTCATTAAATTTAAAATAATTATAAATAATATTACTTTGAAAATCATTTTCGATTAAATTAGATTCCATTTGAATTCCAAAATAATTATTCATACATTCATTTTTAATAAAATTTCTTGCACAATTATTATTAAACAAATTATATTGGCATGAAACTCCAATTGAATTTCCCATAAAATGTTGTAAACAATTAAATTGAAAAATATTATCAAAAATATTACTTTGTATATCTTCTGCTAAATTGTTTTGAAAACTATCTCCAATATCATTACCAGTTACATAATCGCAAATATTAAAATTAAATCCATCTCCAATCGAATTACTGGAGAATAAACCATCATGAATATAGTTTGCAATAAAATTATTACCAATATTATTTAACGAGAATATTGAACAAATTGTATTATTATAACAATTTTCTGCAAAATTATTAGAAATTGAATCTATTGTTATTCCTGAATTAATAAAAATATTATTATTGTAAACAACATCATAAACCCTACCTATAATAATATCTTTATAAAATTCGCAGATATTATCTCCATCAAAATTTGAAAATGTATAAAAATCTTTATATTCTGATGAACTTGAAAGCGTTATTGTTGTTCCATCTTTTGAATTTGTATTACCAATATTAATTGTATCAGATTTCCAAGAAACATAATCCTCGTTGTTTACAACAAATTGCCAATTTACTGTATCTATATCCGGAGAATTAGTTGAACCAGAATAATAATTTGTTTTTAAAACATAAAGTTTATTATTATAAGTATTAATACTTGGATTAAAATATTCTGTATTTTCGGTCCAATCAGGAAATGA